TTTAGCAAATTTAGTGACTGCAACACCTGCCGCAACAAATGCACCTGTAAATAATAACACTAAAGGATTAACTCTACCTAACATAGCACCAATAGAACTAATTCTACCAGCTACTGGACCAAGTGGACCTTGTACTGCCGCAATAGAGCCAGCTGTATTTTGAAATACACTAGCTAATTTTTTTGAGCCTTTTTGAGTTTTAGCAGTAACTTTATCAAACTTTCTTAATTTACCAGATGCTTGATCTATATTAGATTTAAACTTCTGTGCGTTTGCTATAAGTTCTACTCTTATTGTTGCTAAATTACTTGCCATTAGTCTGGAAATCTCCTCATAAGTTCTTCTAATTCTTTTCTTTGTGTTGGTTCAGCTTTCTTATTACCTTTTGAAAGTTTATAACCCTCTAAAGCTGACATAAATTCTGTAATTGATAAATCCCAAAATACTTTTGGGGAGAATCTTAATACACCAAGACCTATCTCTAGGTATTGCTGGATTGGGTATTTTTCTGCTCGTTCTCCCCCTGTACTAAAGGGGAATCTTCTTCTTTAGTTTCTCCTGTAAATATAGTTCCTAAAACTTCTCCTGTTAAAACTCCTGCTTTAATAAGACCAGTTTTTATTACCATATCTCCAACTGCACTTTGTACTACTTTATTTCCTGCACCCATAAGTGCTTCGTGTAATACTATAACTAAATCTTTCATAGAATATTTAGTTAATGCTAGATCATTGGTAATATTCATAATTGATTTACCAGTTCTGTTTTCTATATTTACAATAGAATCAAAGGTCAATCTGAAAGTTCTATCTTGTCCTCCCAGACTGCCTTTGATTTCGCCTTTATACTGATTCGCCATCGGTATCCTTTTCTGTTGATTGTTCAGCTTTCTTTAGTTTTTTCAAAGTTTTATTTGCTTTAATTATATCGCTTGACTTTACTGCCTCGCAAGTAATCTCACACCTGCTTTGAAAAACTTGTATTTTCTGAACAACACATTCATCGACACCGAGTGTTATTTTATCATAGGGTTTGATAGGAACATCTTTTCTTGTTTCAACGATTATTACACCCTTTCTAGTAACCTTGTAAAAAGCGTTATAGGACTCGCCTTGAAATTTTATTTCTACCACCTTAAACCCATCTGTATAATCCATAATTCAAATATTATTATGCGTTAGTATATGTTATTGTGTTTGAAGATTCAAGAGTCAAAGAGTAAGTTTCCTCACCATTATATTCTCCTGCTCTTTCATAACTTGTTATTAAGAATGCACCTGCTATCTTAGATCCATCTGAAAATACTAAATCATAGTTTTGTATTGCTCCATCAAAAGCAAATCCTCTTACAAGGTTTTCTGTTGATGAATCTGTAAATACTCCACTTGCTGATAAAGTCATACTTCTAACACCACCACCTTGTAATAATGTTCTTGCTTTGTCATTACCACTTGAAATGAATGCGTTTGCATCTTTATCTGTAATATCTACCATTTCTCCATTAATACTCATAGATGTACTTCTCATACCACCAACTGTTGCTGGTGTACCTGTGCTGTTTTCTTTTAATAAAAAGCTACTTCCTTTTCCTGCCGCCATTTTATATTCCTCCTGTTATATTTAATTTGTTAGTACAAAAGTTCTAAACCTTTGTACTCCATGTGTTGTTAAGCCATCAGGCTCTTTAATGATGTCAGAGAACTCAAATCTCATATTATTCATCGCTCCTGAAACTGATAAACTTGATTCATGTAATACATCGTACACTAACGACATAATTTCTTTAATCTCTTTACTTCCTCTATATCTTGAAAAAGTATGTATGATAAGGGTAAAATCACTTCCTTGTTTTGTTTTGGTTCCATCATCAATCATAGTTTGATCTCCTATTTTTACATAAGGGAAATCAGTTCCCTCTGGAACAAAATCATAAATATTGTTTCCTCCTAATTTAGTTGTAAGAGGATTACTTGCTAATAGTGCATTATAGACTGTTGTTTGTAAAGCAACTGCAAAATCACTCATTTTACTAACTCCTCTATTTTTCTTTTAACTCTATTAAATACTGCATTAACTATTGGTTTTTTACTTTTTTCAAAAGCTGGTAACATAAAAGGTCTAGGTTCCATTTTACTTGTACCATATTCTAAAAATGCAGAATAATCAGCATTACTTTCTACATTAGTTTTATCCTTACCATCTTGTCTAACAGTAATTTTACTAACTAAATTTCCAGTATCAGAAGCTGGTGCTTGTCCTGGAGCAGATGCTCTATGTGTTCTTCTAGGATTATATTTTTCATAAACAATCCCAGATTTAGCACCTGATTGTATTGATTTGATAGCTTCTCCTCTAATTAATTGTGCACCACCTTTTACAACTTCTTGAAAGTCAGGCTCTAAATCTTTTTCAAGATTTTTTAATTTAGCCATAGCATTTTTTAAATTTTTAACATTAATATTGATTTGCATTATGTACCTACATTTTCAATAGCTTCGATAGTAATATAATTTTTAAAATCATTTTGATCATTTATTTTTATTATATCAAAACTTCTTGTTCCAAACAAGATACGCATTGTTGTAGTTATACCATCTCTATACCTTAATAAAAATTCGTAAGTATGTGGATTCTCAACTTGTCTTCCTGTTTTATCTGTAAATATTTGCTTACCACTTTTTGGTGTCATTTTAGCAAAGGCAGTTATATGTGTTGATCTTCCTGTTGTATAACCACCCATATTATCAGTAGATAAATTTGTATTTTGTATTGTAATTTTATTTCTTAACTTTCCTATATTAGATACACTTGGCATTTATCCTCCTAATATATTATTTAATCTAATAACTCTATATGGTTGTAGTAATTGACCAACTGTATAAGGAATAGTATTAGCACTCATTTGTGTAACTAATTCTCTATTCTCGTATAAGTGAGTAGTCAATAATTTAATAGCTTGAATTATTGGTGTTGGTACATCACTTGCACTATTACCATAACCAGCAACATATTGAACCTCATAGGCATTTCCTTGTCTAAGTTCTGTCAAGGTCGGCCAACTAACTCCATTTTTTAAAACTACTCTTGCTTGTGTAGAATCTACATCACTAAAATAATTACTTGCCGCAAAAGTAGAAGCAGTATTATCATTCGCATAATATTTAACATGTGTAATACTTGCGACTGGTGGTTTAGGGAGAACTATATAATCAGCACTATAATTAATATCAGGTGCAGTATAAACACCCTCCCTTAACTTTTCATCTCTATAATAAGGTAATCTATCCAAAAATAATTGTAAGGTTTGTTGAGTGATTGCTCTACCAGTATATTCTTCAACATTATTTTGTGCAACTTTAATAAGTTCGCCAATTAATGTATCATCATCATTAAAATCTATTCTCATAAAAGATTTTTGTTCTGATGTAGCTACTGCTGAAGTAGTCCAAGCTGTGTGTACTTTTAATCCACTCATTATAAATCCTTATTTCTTTTTCTTACCAAATATTTTTTTTACAATATTTTTAGTTTTCTTTTCTACTTTTGTAATTACTTTTTTTTCAGTTTTAGCAATAGCTTTTTCTGCTTGTCCACCATTTAATAATATAGTAGCAATATTCATTTTAGTAGTCATATCATATTCTTGACCAGCTTCATATATCATTGTAGTTGAACCCTCTGCATCAGCACTTGCTTTTATACTTTGATTCATTCTAATCTTCATTATGTTCCTCCTTTTAAAATTTTGTGTCTATGGGCGAAATACCTCTCGGCAGGATCGCCCACAGAATTAATCTATTTAAGATTATGCGTTTGCGTCAGAAGTCACTGGACCACTTCTTGGTGTTCCTTTAGCAACTACTGCCCCATAGATTGAACCATTAGAGTGCGTTCCAACAATATCAAGAACGAATCTGATATATCTTTTGCCTCCAACATATCCAATGCCATAAGTTTTACTCATTTCTCCATCTGCATCTATCGTCATAAAAGTTCCTGATGAATCAACAGTTCCACCAGTCACATCTGTATTAGAAGTGACATCTGTGAAAGTTGAGTTGTCATCAGAATGCTCTATCTGAAGATTTGTTTTTACAGTTGAACTGAAAGTATCCCCATTAGTACCACAATTAACAATCAATGCCGCAGAACTGAAACCTTTAAGGTCTATACCAGTTCCATTAACATCAGATGTTTTTAAAATAGGTGCTAACGAAGTTTCTAATTTAATATTACTTTTTAAATCAAACATTTTCTATATCCTCCCTATTATTAAGTTGTGATTGTTGTTAGAGCTTCTGGTAAAATTACTTGACCACCAACTCTTCTTCTTGCTAGGTATCTAACATTTCCACTTGATGCTTGTGTGAATGGATCTCTCATAATTGATAAATTAACTCTATCAACTATCATATATCCTCTTCTAAAGTCACCGAATAGAACTGGTTTAGCACCACCTGCTACATCAGGCATATCAGTTGCTTCAACAATTGGGTGTCCCAAAATGTTTGAACCTACTCCCATCTGGTATAATCCAGGTTGGAATACATACTGATTAGCACCATCTTTCAGCTTTCTTACTGCAGAAACAGTTGATCTATTCATTAAGAATGTACCATTTCTTGTGTATTCAGCTTTAACATTGTGTGCCGCACCGATTAATGAATCAGCATCCAAAGCCGCACCACCTTTCGCAACATTATTTACATTTGCGTTTTGTAGTAATCCTTGAGGTTTGCCAACTCCATTACCATTTACAAAAGCAGCACCTTCAGCTTTAGCAAACTGCTCAACGAACTCTGCGTTCATTTCAGCTTCTAAATTGAAAACACTATCTTCTAGTTCCTGTTCAGAAATATCTACCATTGCGTAATATTCATGTGCAGGAATTTCTTCCAAGCCAACTGAATATCCAGTAGTTTCTGCTCTAGCACCTTGTTCTGCAACCCATTGAGCCGCAAATTCGCCAGTTCTTTTTGGAACTTGAATGCTTCTGTTTGTTGTTGATCTAACTCTAGCGAGTGATCTTACAGGCGAGATCTCAACAATCCCTTTGATTATTTCTCTCACATACTCAGGTGGAGCAAGATAACCAGCAGTATTGTCATTAGCCACAGTAAGAACTTTAACTTCTTCTGGGCTCATAGCATCTTTGCCTTTTCTTAACCATGCATCAAAAACCTTTTGTGCTTTTGATTCCACTGGGGAACCTTTGCCAAAATCAGGTCTTGATATAATAGTTTCTAATCTAGCCATTGTTTCTTGGCTATCTTTTGTAGCATCAGCATTAGCTTTGATACCTTTTTCCAAATCAGCAAACTTATCTAAATCAGCTTCGATTTTTGATAACTTTTCTTCAGTGATTGGGTCAGCAGTACCTTTTGCTTCAACTTGCTTTAATCTTTCATCATTTGTTTTTTTGAAAGATTCAAAAGTTTGACCAAGAGTTTCAATCGCAGATTTTACTTCATTATTATCCATAATTGTTTCCTCTTATTATTGTTTAAGTTTGTTAGCAACTTTGAGAATTAAATCTGCTAACGATTGTTTGTCTTCAGCATCTCGCTGGTTTAAAGATTCAGATAATGCTTTCGCACCAATCTTA